ATTTCCAAATCGGGAACGTCGATGGATTCAAACGCCTTGACAAACAACTCATAGGGGCTTTTCCTGTCCATCGACTTGGGGTGATCGCCAAACCAGTGGCGCTTATCGCCGGTCTTTTGCATGTCGTAACCCAGCAAAAGGATGTGAGTTGCGCCGAAGTGGTAAGCCAACCCAACAGACTGAAAGCCCGAATTGCGGCCCTGGTGGATAACGCCCGAATCCCGTGCGGCAAGGTTTGCCTTAGCTGCCGACTTGATGTGATTCAGGTTGTAACGCCCTGCGGCTTGCTGGCTCTGTGTCCAGAGATCAGCATCAACGCCGGAGTCAACTACGTCACCTATCCAGTGGTTCCACCAATGCGGGTCACAGGCGTATACAACGCGCCTTGCCGGTGATTTCCAATTGCGGATCCACCGCCAGTTATCGTTGACCGCGATTACGTTCTGGTCTTTGACCGCCTCGACGTCTTCTTGCGTGAGGCTTGGCCCGCTTGCGATGCAGACCCAGACTTGTTTTTGGGTACTGCGCGGGCCTTGTTTTTTGGGGCAGGTTTAGCCTTGCACCAACCCTGCTCCAACGCTACGCGGTGCAGGTCAGTGCCGTCTTGTACCTCGTCACCCACCTTGAATAAAATCGGGTAAGCCTCGCCGTCTGGACAGCCTTTAAATTCTTTGATTACTTTTGCCATGATTTCCTCTGGGCAAAGAAAAGGCCCGCCGAAGCGGGCCAGTTCTCTAAGCGGAGTGCCTTAGCTGGTAGCGCACTTAATTACCTTGATAGCGTCATCATTGCTGACGATTCCACCCAAGCGGCGGCGGCTGTAGAACAGCACATTGCCCTTGCTGGTGATATTGTCATCAACGGTGATACGCAGTGACGCGAGAATATCCGCGATCAGGTAGCCCTGGCTGTAGTCACCAAAGAAGGCCGGGAACGCGTTGGAACCAACGTCTGCAACATTCTCGTCTTCGTGAACGGTGAAGCCGAACAGGTCGCCCATTCCACCCTGGAAGTTAGGACGGTAAAGGTAGTTGCCTTCGGAGTCCTTGAACTTACGGACAGATGCCAGAACGGTACTGTTCATGAGCCAAGATGCATTGCGCCGGTATTCGGGCTTCAGTGCATAGATGGTGTCAAGGAACACATCGCCGGGATTGCCAAGCGGTGATGCAAGCCTGTCGCCCTGGAAGTCGGCTGCGATACCCGTAAACAGGTATTGCAACTCTCCGAAAGTCCTTTCAGGTGAAGTACCAGAAGGACGGTCAGCCGTTGCTTCGGGCGTTCCACCAGCCAATCCGGTGGGCTTGTTCGAGCCGTCGCCGGTCACAAACGCTGTGCCTTCGGCAGATGCCAACTGACGAGAAATATCATCTTCCAGGAAACCCGGAACATTCAAGATCAGGTCGTTCATGGCCTCTTCGTACACGGTTGAGATACCGTACACCGTGCCGTAGGTCGGGACAACCGCCTGCACTAACGGGGTTTCGGTTGCAGACCGTGCGGAACCAGCACCAACCCAGCTTGACGCTGAATTGCTGTCAGCCACTAACCAACGCTGCAAGGCGTTAGGTGTAGCGACAACCCGCGCCAACTGGCGCATAGGTGACATATTCTTGATCTTGGTAGAGATCACGCCACCAACCAGTGTCGGGATAGCGTAGCCGCCGCCCGTGGTCGTGAGTGTTACGGTCTTTTGTGCGTCATACAACGCCTGCTTTTTCTCGCGGTTGGTGGGATCGCCCATGTGGGCAAGCCATGCATCGCGGTGCTTGATGTCGTTGTCGCTGGCTTCGTCCTTAGCCTTCTGGATCAGGTCGCCGGTGTTGGATTCCAAATCCTCCAAACGCTTGCGGTTTTCATCAAGCGCAGCATCGTGTGCCTTCTCAACCTTCTCAAGCTTTTCGATGGTTTCAGATTTCGCCTCACCATCCTTTACAATCTCATCAAGCCGCTTGTCGTTCGTTTCTTTGAACGTCTCCCACTGCTTGCTGAGGGCTTCTGCATTAAATTCAGACATTTCTGCCTCCATAAAAAAACCCGCACAATGGCGGGTCGATTAAAAGAAAATGGGGTGAGCTATTTAGATAAATAGCTTGCTTCCCATCAGTGTTTTAATGTCGGTTTCTGTCAGCATTTCAGCGTCACGCTTGAGGAGTGACTTGTAACCGTGCCTGGTGATATGGAGTGCATCCGTTTTGCTGAACCCAGCGTCACGCATGAGCCAACGCACAAACTCCCTATGTCCAGGGTAGATACCATCTTCCAGCGCAGACCGGACTTCGGTCACGGTTGCATCCGGGTTGGCGGGGAACGTCACTAAAGACGTTTCCCATAACTCGATCTCAGACAGGTTGTTGATGCCTGTCTCTTTATCAAATTCGCTGCCGCCCTTCGGGATTGAATACCCGATGGACAGGCCTTTGACCGCGCCCATCTTGAGCAGACTGTGTGCTTCCCTGCCGCGCTGCACATCTAGGGCCAGCCGTCCGGTCATCTTCAGGCCGTGGTCATCCTCGGCAATGGATTCCCATATGCCAATCGGCTCACCGGCAGAGTGCTGCCACAACAGGGCGGGCATGGTTTCTTTTTCTTTGAATTCGGCAAGTGTGTCTGCAAACGCGCCCGCTAAAACAACGTCTTTGTATGAGTCGATGACATCAAAGACGCTGCCATAGCCCTGAAAAACACCGTCATCTTCGATGGCCTTTATTTCAAATGGTCGTGCCAGTGTTTCCATCATCCTCACCTGTTGTCATGTTCATGGGCGTTAGGTATTCATCGCCGCCATCGCGTGGGTTGCGCCCTTCAATCTCCCGCGCCTCGTTCGCACTCAATACGCCCGACATGATGGCTGTTGAGTAACCTGTCATGCGGGATTCAAACTCACCCATCGTCATCTGGTCTGTATCGAATACAAACCGCATCCTGCCGCGCTCGGACTTGTCCAGAAGTGAATGGTTTAGCGTCTGAACGATGCGGGACATGCGCGGTTGCAGCGTAAAGCGTACAAAACTGCGCGATAATTGCTCCAAACCACTGCCCCAAGTGGTGCTTTTGTCAGTGGAATTGAGCATAAAATCGGGTATTCCGAAGATCGTTGCGATCTCCGACTTGGAAAACTTGCGCGAATCAAGCCATTGGCTCGCCTCGTTGGACAGTCCGATCTCTTTAATGTCCAGCCCGCCTTCGATAATTCGCGTTTTATGGGCGTTTTTGCTGCCCGCATGACCGTCTTCCCAGCGGCGTTTCATCCTGTCGTAGGATTCATCGTCCAGCATGTTGGGTGCTTTCAGCACCAGACCACTCTGCGCACCGTTGACAAAGACGCTTGTGCCGTGATCCTCCATCGTCAGCGCAAGACCGATCACGTTGCGGGCGTTCTCTACCGTGGACAGCCCCTTGAAACCGGAAGTGCCGAAGTTGCGCATGTGCATCATGCGGCGGGTCGGGACTGGATTGCCGCCGTACTTGTATTCAATCTTCCAGTTCTCGTCTTGCGTTGGCTCAACGTTGGTCGCATCAAGCACAATCAACTCTCGCGGTATGCCGGTCGTTCCCTGCTTTTTCAGCGCGTATGCATTGCCGCGCAGTTCCATCCACGCCACCATCTGCGACAGGAATTCATGCTGTGTCTGCCATGCGTTAGGGGCGGCAAGCAGGCCCAACACATCGTGGTCAATATCGCTCCATTTGCCGCTGTTACGCTCCTGTACACTGATGGGTAGCTGGGCAATAGACTCGGACAGGATGCGAACACAGGCCCACACGGTAGCCTGTGTCATGGCATTTGTTTCTGTTATCGCGCCAACCCGTGAATCCACCTGCTGACCGTCAAGCATCGCCCAGATTTCAGCCTGTGTGCGCTGGGTTTTCGCCTCTTCGGGCCGGGAAAATAGCCTGCTCCACATACTCATATGTACCTGATGCTCACTTCCTGCGGCTCCTGTTCTGTCAACCAGCGGCCCATTGCAAATATCAACGCAACAAAGCCGTCAATGCGATTTTCCACTTTTGCTTTTCGTGGGAAAATACAATCTTTTGCATCAAGCCTTGCCTCGACATTCTGTACCTGCCAGTCCATGCAGGCGTTGCCACGCTCATTCCATAGCTTGCCGTCCAGCGTGAGTGCCTCAATCTTTTTCATCGGGTCGCTCATGTACTGAACGGTATTGCGGTACTCAACGCAATTGATGCCGATTGCGGTCAGCCGTTGAATGATGTAAGTAGCCTGGAACGGGTCAAAAGCCAGCGACTTGATGCGAAACTGCTTGGCCCATTCGATGACGGACTGCTCTATGTATGCGTAATCTGTCTCGTTTCCGGGTGTCAGGGTGAGCAAACCCTGCGCGGCGTACTTCTTATAGTCCTGGTTTTTCTCTGCCTCATCCTCAGAACACCAGAAACGGTTGAGCGTGTAGTAATCTAAGCCCCTGCGGAACACCAAAGATGCAGCGCAAAGGTCTTTCCTGCTGGCTAGATCAAGGCCGATGTGACATTCCTCGCCGGCAAAGTCTTGCAGGCGCATGGTTTTCTTTTGCTTCTGCCACGCCACCATTGACATGAACGCAGACCTTGCGCCAACCCACTCGCACAGGTGTTTGGTACGATAGGCCGTCTGCTTGCTGGCTGACCTGCGGGCCT